AATACCGATGGGGGTGGAGATGTAACTACAAAAAAAAGATTTGGTGGTTATAATAGTATAACAAGTATTCCAGAACGACCAGATATTGCTAACATGCCAATTGATGAGGATTTATTAGAAGCTGTTTCAACTTTGGAATCGCGATTAGATTCACTTAACGAGCAAAGAGTGAGTAACCAAACTGCATTGGATGAGCTAGCTGAAAATATTCTTGAAAAAGTAAATCAGATTAAAATTTTACAATCAATTGAAAACGCTAATATATTTGATTCTGAAAACGCAGGTATAGAACAACTTACTGGTGGAAGATATAGTCGAAATGCATTTAATGCTGATGGAACACTAAAAACTGATGCTGAAATGACAATTGAAGAATTAGGGTCTGGTGTTAGTCGTGTGCGAGCGAGAACTAATTATGGGTATAGTGGCGAACCCACCCAAAGAGATGCTGCGGGTAATAATATTTTTTCTGGATTTAGTAATTTTCTTAGAAATCAAGAAGGAAATTTTGATGAAAACACTGGTGAGAATAAAACTTTAATTGTACTCAATAATGCACAAAACAATCAAACCCCTACTGTCACTAAAGAATATATTTTGTATGCGTTTTATGGTCTGCGAACAGATAATTTTGAAAGGGTTGATGGTGATGGTGGCGGCGAACAAACAAATTTTATAAATAATTCTACGGCTCAATCAATTTTAGAGGACATAGGTGCAGAGCGTTTCTTTGAAGATGGATTAGATCTTACTGGCGATGGAAAAGTTAACTTTGATGATTTCTTTAAATTGGTTGATATGGGAGAAGATGTAAGTGGATATCAAGAAGAACGATTAAATAAGATAGTAGAAGAGTTTCAAGGGTTTGTTAATAGAAAACTAGCTCAAATATCTAGACTCAACAATGAATTAGAACCCTTATATATAAGATATGAATTTCACAATTCTAATTTAAATGCGGTGGAGAGTCAAATTACAGATATCAACATAAAACTAGTTCAGTATAGAGGGTTTTATACAGAAAATAACCGAGCAGAATCACTTAGTTTATATGATGATACTTCTGTTTTTGATGATGTTTTAGAAGTTCCAATGAGTCGAGCACAACCGATGAGGTTAACAACTAAAGTAGCTCAACAATGGTATAGGCTGTTTGCTCCCTTGCTTCAAAATGGTGTGGGTGACATAACTAATTACGGACCGGCTAAAGGAGGTACATGTTATTTTCCACCGTCAAATATTAAAACATTTAGATATGATGAGAGAAAAGGAAGCAAAGATGCGGTTGGTTTTCCAAAAATAGTTCTTGATCCGCTTGGTTATCAAAGAGCTAAAGGAGATGATGAAGATTATATAAGACTAAGTTTAGAAGAGGGCGCAGAAACTAGCAGCACTAACGATGGTCAATTTGCTTTTCTCAATTGGCAATTATTCGGTAATCCAACTGCCCCTAATGATCCCGATTTTATTAATGGAAATGAATATGGGTTTAGAAGCGGCCCTAGACAAGAAGAATTTGATAACGAGGGAAATTTAGTAAGAGTTAGTGGTGGGAGCTACGTAAAAGATTATCAAGCTTTTTTAGATCTTTTTAATGTTGAAATAGACTCCACTCTTCCCGATGAATACACCATTGTTGGTACTTGGCCTGTTCGCTACGAGACCGGCGGTTTTCCAGATATTCCTTATCATATGATAGATGAGGAAAATAATATTATTGTTGAGAGATCCGACAGACCCGGCACTTTTAGAACGACTGGATGGTATTTGGAGAGCGCTGCACTTCCTGTTTATTTGTATCCAAGTCGAAAAATGGCCACACAAATTGATCCTACAAGAACAACTGTGGCGATGCCAAATGGAACACCTAATGGGGAGTACGGTCTTTCAGAACCAGCAAAGCCGATGGGTTATGATAAACCTACAGATGATGGCACGGGTGGAGGTCATTACAAAGATATCCGAAAAGATGGTGATAGAAATGGTTTATATAATCAATTGAGTAGATTATTTGACGTTAAAGGAGACGCTAAAAAAGGTACTACGTTAACAAAAAACCGTCAAGAAGGATGGTCTGATATTGACGATGATGTAAAAGTTTTAAAACGCATGGGGCCGGGCGCCGATGGTGCGCCAGTGATTAATGCAGGCACCCCTTCAAAACCTAATCTTAGAAAAGAGATAGCCTTTACTTATACATATGTTGAGGGCGTGTTAGAGGATGTTATTATACAAGGAACAACATTTGAAGATGATGAAGCTGATTTAACAACTTACGGTTGTCGGATAGCGGCGAATGAACACTGTCCCAATTTAACTTTGGATATGAAAAGAGCGTTGGTTATTAGAAGAAAAAATTGGTATAAAAAATACAAAACTAATCCACCTTCGGGTCGATGGGAGGAAAAAGCATATTGGTCTTTAGGTCACGATGATCCCGCTGCTCATAACGGTTCTCCGGGCAGCGCTGGTGCATCTAAAGTCGATACAAGAAGATTAACTAAGAGAGTTACAATATTAGGTGAGGAAAAAGTATTTAGATATTGGGTGGTTAAAGACGATCAATTTGCCGGAACAAGTAGAATGATACCGGTTTACGCTCGGCCGGGAAGTACTGTACCTTCCTTAGATGCTTATGAGAGAGATGGAAATAATACAATAAACGTGCCGAGTGATGATGAGGATTTTGATATAGTTGCTGTTTATAAACCCAAACCAGATTCTACAGTTCAAGGACCGAGAGTCGATAAAACAAAGGGGTATACAAATCAATATTACCCATATGGTACAGGCCGATATGTAAATAATAGAGATTATCGTGGGTCTGCACAAGTTCCAGAGAGAAGCCCAAATATCAATTGGTTAAATATTGGTGATCTTTTAGATCGGTTGCCAGGTCGTGGATTTTTCACAAGAATTAATAACGATAATAACAGCCCTAGTATGCTTTTACCGAATGGAGAAATTGTAGATGGAGAGGAGTTAAACGTAGGTTTTGTAAAGTTTATTGTAGAAAATGTTTTAGCACCTCTACCTCAAAATAGAAGAATAGGAAGTAGAAGTCGGCGTAGTATACCTAAAGGTCGATTAAAAGTTATTAATAAGAAAGGTGTGGGAGATCACGATGAGTGGAGAATACAAGATGTAACATATGGTCATTTATTTAGGCCAGATGAAAGTGATGATGAAGAAGATGAGAATACCTTAAACAATTATCCACAGTTTGGAGATTTATCATCCTTTACTATTGATAATGTGTCTGATATGCCTATACGTAGAGAGCTTATAGAAAACTTAATGAATAAACAAAATTCTAATATGTCTTTATTTCAATTTATGCAACAAATAATGAAACCCGATGCTATAGGAGTGGAAGGTAAAAATATTAATATAGGTTTTAGAACAAGGCCCGATGGAGTTATGGAAGTATTCCCTGCAACAAAAAATTGGAGAAATACAGCAAGACAAGCAACGTCTCAAATTGATGAAGCCGTATTTAGAAACAGATATCCCGAAGAAAATTTATTACTTGACTATAAAAAGAACGATTCTTTAATAGAAAGATTAGATATGAGTTCTAAGTTTGACGCTGGCATGACTATGACTTTTGAGTTAGGTGCAAGAGCTTTTGCTGGTGATCCAAATAAATTTGTTCAATTTATATCATACGGAAATATAGCTGTTGAACTCAGAGATTTTTTGATAGCCGAAGATCCAAGATTTAAAGGTATAATAGAAATAGCTGAAGATAATGCGACAGGTGTGGCTGGAAGAGTTACAATTGCAAGAAATGCATTTTTTGCTGACGGAGAAGGTAACAACCCAACAGTTCCTGCAGGTATTATTACAAAATTTTTAATGAATAATCCGGAAAGAATGGCTAAACTAAATGCTATGTTAGTTGCTGAGTCAGGCGCTAATTTTGCCACTCAGTTATTATCAAATTATATGAGAAAGACAACTGTAACAATTCACGGAACAACAAATATATTTCCTAGTAGTACTATTCATGTTAGAGGTGTAGTTCCTCAATTAGAAGGTATGTATTTAATTACTGCAGTGAGAGAGTCAATAACTCCAAGTGGATTTCAAACAATACTAGAGGCTACTTTGATAGAAAATAGAAATCTTGACGCTACTGGAGATGTTGTTTAACCTTAACATGGGTAAAACAATCGTTTATGATCTAAATATTATAAAAAATAAAAATTTTATTAAAATAAAATGTTACTATATATAAAAGGATAATTATGAAATATTGGGGAACTGAACAAGAAGAAGCTATCGTTGAGTTTAACACCAACGAAGATATTGAAGATAAGCATAAAGTTTTTGTAGCTATAATAGAACCTGCCTTTCGTAAGCTCGTAGAAAACATTTACTATACTTACAATTTTAATAAAATACTTTGGGATAGAGAACAAATTGAGCATGAAGTAATGACTCATCTTTATGAAAAACTCAATAAGTTTGATATATCAAAAAACAAAAAATCTTTTTCATACTTTGGAACTATCACAAAGAATTGGATGATTCAAAGATGTAATGCCGATAAGAATAAAAGATTTATTGATGATGATAACCAAGACATCATTGTGCAAAATATTAGTATTAACGCTTATGAAGAAAACGAAGTCAATCAACATAATCAAGATTTTATTTCTGGTATCATTGAAGATTTTGATGATTGGGGTTCAAAAGAAAATTATAACCAAGAGGATTTTGCGGTTTTAGAAATAGTTAATGATATATTGAAAAACTATCACCGATTCAATATTTATAATAAGAAACAACTTTATGTATACATTAGAGAGGCGACAGACTTGCCAAGTCGTAAGATAACCAAGTCGCTTAAGAAAATAAAGATAAATTACTCAGACATAAAAGAGGATTTTATCGGTTGATATGGATGAAAAAGAGTTAAAAGAAAATGCTGAAAGGTATTGTGAGTTATTGATAGTTTACGATAATATGTTACAAGCTATGGAAGCTGTTACAAAAAAATTAACAGAAACGAGAAAAGAGTTAATTTTTTTAGAAGATATTTTACAAAAAAATGGTGTTAAAATCAAAGACGTTGAGGTAGATAAATGAGACTTGGTGGCGAAGATCTTTTAAAACAATTTAATAGGGGTATGGATTATGCCCAAAATAGTTTTAATAGTTCACAAGGTATCGGTGTTGATCACTCTAGTTTAATATACAGAGGTATAGTAATAGAGGTCGATTTTACAATTTACCAATCAGTTACTTCTTCCAACGCGCGGCCGCCCTTTAGTGTTTACGCAAAAATAATAGGGTTGGATGATAGCACTGCATATCCAGAAAGAGAATCAGACAGAACATATTATCCTCCGCTTTTTCCAATGCATAATATTTGTATTCCCGAAATTGGTGAAGAAGTATTAATATTAAAAGAAGAACCTAACCCTGCAGCGGCTGGTTTTTATGTGGGTAGAGTTAATGATTCATCATCTTTAAATGTTAGTTACGCTAGAGAATTTGTTGGTATAGAAGACCCGGAAACTAATAACGCCTATAAGTATGGTTTTAATTTTGATGTAAAAAGATTAAGAAACAGATATAGTAATTTAATGCCATCTGATGAAACATTAAATATGTCAATACCTATAACTTTTGGTGATGTAGTTCAACAAGGTAGGAGTAAAACTTATTCTCGACATTCATTTAATAGAAATAATAAAAAAGGAGTGTTAGAACAAGGAATAAAATTAGAAGGGCAAGAGTCATCTAATAATGATACGCGTAATAATTTTACATATTTAACATCGGGTGATAATAGTCAAACATCGGATAAACCTACTGAAGTGCAAATTTACAATAAAGAAGTTGGAGAAGAGACAATTGTATCATCAAAATCGGTTATAAACGACCCCAATTTTGGATTGCCTCCAAATCTTGTGAAAGCCATTAGTTACGACCCTTCTATTGGTGAAACTAGCACTAAAACTATTCATTTTATTGATTCATCTATAAAAAGACTAGGTAACTATTCTTTACAAACTGTAGCTAATAATACAGAAGGTTCTCAAAATGAATTAGATGGAGAAGACAAATCAATAATCGCTAACATATCAGATGAAATTTATAATATTTCTTCAAAAGAAACAAGCGGTGTATTGTATCGTCAAGTATTAGGAGAAAAATTAGTTTCTCAACAAAAGGAAAATAATAATTTAATGAGGCAGGTTTTAACAACACTTGAAGGTTTTGCAGATTCTACTCAAGTTTTATTGGATGCTTTTTTAGACCATACTCATGCCCTTCCCAAGATAGAACTAAATTTAGAAAAAGAAATTAAAGTTAAACAAGTAGTAAATGTACCTGCAAAATATCAACCCCGCCCAAATAGAACTATAACAACACAAGGTAGATATGTGGGTGGTGGCACTAGAAGAATAAGAACAGGGTCAGAAAAACGCACCAGAAGAGAAAGTAGAACAGCGTGGATGAAAAGAACTGGTGGCCGTCAGCCGCAGCGTACTGAAACATACTACGTACCTAAATATTCAACTGTAAGATTACCAAGAACATATGTGCCAGGAACTAGTATATCTGTTCCTCAACCACCTAAACTTGTAAGAAGAGCATTTAAATATACAAAAAATAAAAAACAGAAAATTAATTTTGAAGCAATTATTGGTGGAGCTGATAATCCAAGATTTACTGCACCTATAGAAACTGATAGTGGTGATCCACAGAACCCAGCGCCATTAGGTCAACAGACAGAAATGGTGAATACAGGATTACAGGAAGCTGTTGAATCATTTACTGAACAAAAAATTAAATTATCAGAATTAACACAGAGGGTTTCTAAATTTTTAAGTAACAATCAATTTATAAATTAAATGAGATAATACATGCCAAAAGAAAATTATCATGGTGGGTTACAATCATTAGACCCTTTTTATCCGGATGGTTACGTATCCACCGATCAAGATAGACAACAAATTATTGCTCAAAAACAAAGATATGCAGCAAAGGTTAACTCTATAAATTATAAATTTCCTTTAAGGTCATTTAGACGAGGATTTTTTGAAGGTAATACCGATACTATTTCTGCTGTAAGAGAAAATATAAAAACACTTTTACTAACTCTTAAGGGTGAAAGAATTAATGATGCTAATTTAGGAACTAATATTCCTGTATTACAAGGTCAACTATTTGAACCCATAACAAGAGAAGAGACATTTGAAAATATAAGGTTAGAAATAGAAACTGCAATTGCGCGATATTTACCTTATATAAGAATAACAAACATTAGGATGATAACCCAAGAGGAAGAACCAATTTTAGGTAATAATAAAATTAGAGTAAATATGACTTATGTTATTACAGATCAGCAAGCTATGGTTGATAATATAAACCTTACTTTGAATAATCCAGAGAGTTAAGATGCCCCTAACTAAAAATAGAGAAATTAACTATTTATCTAAAGATTTTGATTCTATTAAAGCAGATTTGATAGAATACACAAAAAGACATTTCCCAAATGATTTTCGTGACTTTAACGATGCATCTGGAGGCATGGCGATTTTAGATATGATCGCTTATGTTGGTGATATATTATCATTTAATATAGACAGACAAGTTAATGAAGCATATATTAATAGAGCTGTTGAAGCTAAAAATATTGTGTCTCTTTCACAAAACTTTGGATATACCCCAAAAAATACAACACCAGCCGTAGTAAATCTATCTATTAGTGCAACATTACAAGAAAGTGTTTCGGGTGATTGTTTGTTTGTATTGCAAAAGGGCGCAACTGTTGTTACAAACTTTGACCCTATTGTTTCGTTTGAAGTTTTAGACGATGTAGATTTTACTCAACCAAAAAATAGAATAGTTAATTCAATAGGCGGCACCACTACAGTAACTGTAACAGGGGTTTCCGCGGCAGCAGGTATTTCTAAAACTTTTAAATACAGAGCAAATGACCCAGTAAAATTTTTAAAAGTTGTTTTACCCGAAAGTAATGTTAATGAAGTAGTATCGGTATCAGCGTCTGATGGTAGTCAGTATTTTCAAGTTGATAATTTAGCTAGAGATACTGTTTTTACTGGTGAAGTAAACACTAGCGACAGCTCTGGTGACGCAGGGTATATTATGAAACTAAAAAGAGTTCCTAAAAGATATGTTGTAGAAAGAGAACCAACTGGATTAACTTCCATTAGGTTTGGGTCAGGCGTTTTGATGGAGGCTGACAGTGAAATAATTCCTAATCCAAATGATTTTGTATTACCTCCATCTTTAAGAGGATCTCCATCTGGTTTTACGCCTGCAGCCATTGATTCAACTAATTTTCTTAAAACAAAAACATTGGGAGTTGCTCCCCAAAATACTGAAATTTCTATTCAATATAGAGCTGGTGGTGGTGTTAATACAAATGTAGGAGCAAATACATTAAACAGATTTATAAAACAAGAATTGGCTTTCGCGAAACCAAACATAACATCACTTTCTGCTGCTGTAGTTAGAGGTATTTTTGACACTTTATCTTGTAGTAATGGCGAGCAAGCTAGTGGAGGAGAGGAAGCTGAAACTATATCTTCTATTAAAGAAAACGCTGTTTTTAATATGAGTTCTCAAATGAGGTGTGTAACACTCCAAGATTATCAAACTAGAGTGATGTCAATGCCGGCACATTTTGGAAGTGTATTTAGAAGTTTTGTAAGAAAAGACCCAACTAATAATTTAGGGGTTCAGTTATTTCTAATAACAAGAAATGATGTTGGTAATCTCACACTTCCAAGTGAAGTGATAAAAAATAACATAGAAACTTATATGAAAAACTTTAAATCGTTTTCTGACACTATAAGAATAACCAATGGTCGTATAATAAATATTGGGGTTGATTTCACTATTGTCCCGATGGCTGATGTTAATGAGTCTCAAGCTATGATGGATTGTATATTAGTTTTACAAAGATATTTTGACACTGCTCGTTCTAATTTTAATGACAGTATTGTAATTTCTGATATTCAATCACGATTACAAAATTTATCGTCTGTGAGAGCTGTTCCCACTTTAAATATAACTAATAGGGTAGGTGTGGTAGAGGGAAGAGGGTATTCGGGTACGCAATTTAATATAAAGGCTAATACGACAAGTGGTATTGTTAAACTTCCTCAAGATGCTGTATGGGAGTTAAAGTATCCAAATTTTGATATTATAAGCAGAGTTGCCGATCAATCAACAGTTGCAGCGTTTGGAACTGGTGGTGGTGGCGGTGGCGGATATTAATGAGAGAATAAAATGAGCTACGCAAGAGCATTTTCATCTAAAGACACATGGATAACAGAATATTCTACCACCGCTAATTTTGGGTTGACACCAGTGTTAGAGGTTTGGAATAAAATTAATGATCGTCGTGATAAACGGAAAGAGTTTGCTAGAATTTTGATTAAGTTCGGGCTTACTTCACTAAGTGCCGGTATTATTAGCACAGGTAAGTATCCCGATCCAAGAACAGACTCCAATGTGTCAGCTTACATTTATATGTTCAACACACCATCTACTGATACAGTTCCGCAAAACTTTGATATAAATGCGTTTCCTCTTACTGGTGGTTGGGCTGAAGGTCGTGGATTAGATAATGACAACTTTAGTAACACAGGATTCGCTAATGCATTATCTGCCACAAATCAGTTACCTTGGAAAACTGCTAGTAATGCAGGTCAGACAGGTGGTAGCAATTACATAGGTTATGCTACTAAAATTTATGATTCTAATTCAGCTTCCATGAATTTTCCCGAAGGTGAAGAAAATCTTAAGTTAGATGTTACTGAATATTTTAAAGCATATCTCAATTATTCTGAAGGAACAACTATTGCTAATGGTGGCTCGGCAGATCATGGTTTCCTTATAAGAATGTCAGACGCACAAGAATGTAAAGACGCTACCGAAGCCACTGCAGCAGGTGTAGCCACATCAGTTACAGCAGAGAACTTTTATTCTAAGAAGTTTTATAGTAGAGAGACAAACACTCAAAAAGCACCATACCTACAATTAGAATGGGCAGGCGCTATTAAGGATGATAGAAACAATATTAAGTTTTCTAAGTCTGGTTTATTATTCTATTATAGTGTAGTAGATGGTGCGTTAACCGACTTAAACGGAACAGGTCCGTTTCCCGGCCATGTTACTTTAAGCGCAGCCAACGAGTCAAGCGCAGGGTCAAGTGGAATAGCTTTAGGAGTCGCTGTAACAGCCGCGAGAGCATCAAAGGGGATATATAAGATAAATGTTGGTGACGCAGGCACAGAGACTGCTGCAGCGGGTTTAACAGGTATTAACATAGGGCTATCAAGCTCCACTTCTTTTACAGATAGTTGGACAGTTACCACTGCGGGCGAATATAGAACTGATACTTTTTCTTTTAGTTGTATACTACCTACTTCTGGCCATAGTAGTTATACAACCTCAAACTATCAAATTAGTTTAAGTAATCTCGTTCCTCAATTTCAACCGGGAACAATGCAAAGGATTCGTGTGAACATTAGAGACAGAACTACTTCGTTAAGAAGTGTTACGGGTAGTTCAACAGCATTGAATAATTTTATTGTTAGATCTGGTAAAATTCAGATTAGAGAAAGATACACCGACGACATAGAGGTAAACGATTTTGATATATCATATGATTCTGAAGGTAACTTTTTTGATTTAGATACCAACCTTTTATACCCTGGCATTCCTTACAAGATTTACTTACAACTTGATGTCAGAGGTGATACTTTTAATTATGATTATCCCGATAGGTGGAGTTTTGTTGTTGGTGAATCTTACGACACGGAAGACACCAACCCCTCATCAATGGCAAGACGTACGCGTGATGCTAATTATGATTACGGTCTTTTATAAAGGAAAATAAATGGCAGATTCTGGATTCACATATGATAGTTTAGTATCCTCTCTTTCTGCGGTAGGGGCTAGTAGTGGAGCCTTTATTAGCTTAAGCGTAACGGGTCAAGATGATAAAGTATTACCATTGGTTGATTATGGTGATTTCTCTCAACATATATTTTTTAGTGATGCGGTAAGAAAATTTAACACATCCTACGAGCACATATTAAGATACTATCCAATTGGAGCAAGTGGTAGTGATGTTTCATCTCTATGTGCAGAAAATATTTACAAGGTTGATAATTTTAAAAAAAATGCAAATGGGTTTGACTTATGGTTGTTAGAGAAGTTAGGAACAACAGGATCAAGTTCTGCAGATGCTAACGCTGAACCTAATGTAACAGTTAACGCTACTAATCAAGATGGCGACTTAGTTCCCTTAATACATATTGTTAGGGGTGCTACAAATAGTTTAACTGGTTCACAAACGGGTATGGTGGATTCAATATCTGCCCGTGCGGTTAATTTTGAAGATTTAAACCTTAATGTTGTAGATAGAACATCTGGCACTGCTGAGTATTTAACTATTGATACATCTCCCGATGGTATGAGAAGAGGAACTCCAAGAAAAGCTGTCATAGAGTTTCCCGCAACTGCTGAGACTAGAGTATCAAGAGGTCCGAATCTTAAAAACTTATTACCCCAAGTTTTATTTTCTGGTGACGATGATAAAATATTAGAGAAACTATTAGCTACTATGGGTGATGAGTTTGATGAAATAAAAACATATATCGGCCAAATAGCAAATGTAAAAAGAATAAGTTACGATAAATATAATAGAGTTCCAGATAAGTTTTTACCAGCTTTAGCTGAAGAATTTGGGGTGCAACTTTTTGGTATGGCAACCAAATCCGATTTTAGAAAATATTTAACTGAATCTACATCTGGTTCTACAAGACAAGAAATAACTCACGATATTTGGAATAAAATTTTAAATAATATCACTTATCTTTTAAAGACAAAAGGCACAAAAGAAGTAGCTGAAGCTATTAGTAGAATATACGGCGTTGATCATAACTTTGTTAAATACAATGAATATTCAGCTTTTCATAAACCAACATCTGTAAGAGTTGTAGAGGAGGTTGATTTCCCTGCCTTCTATACTTCGGGTGATGCTTATATTCAAACTACATCTAACGCCACAACAGGTTCATCTCTTGCTTTTGATTTTCCAGCCTCGACAAATTTTACTATTCAAATGAGGGTGTCGGCTACTGCCGATACTGCTATGACCTTGTTGAAGCACCCACTATATACTATTGATATGGATGCTAGTGGAAGAGCGGCTTTCAAATCTACTACAACTGCATCTATGTCAGCCATAACTGATTTGACTTCTATGTCGGGTTGGATTAAGGGAGGTGGTAGTGCTGATAATTTTGTTAATGTGGTTGCTTCAAGATCGGGTGATACATTAAGAGTATGGACTTTAGCATTATCTGGATCTCCTACCGGTGGTAATGACATTGTAGTATACTCATCTGGTGCGACTGCTCATTATGATGTGTCAAGAATAAATTTTTCTTCTACTGGTGGAGTTGGCGCAATATCTAAAGGTGGAACTAACTACTCTCAATTCCCTGCTTACTTTCCAGCGTCTGGTTCTTTTAAAGGTTATATACATGAGGTTAGGGCGTGGAACAATGTAGCCTTACAAAATGAAGATTTATTTGAACATACAAGAAACTTTGAGTCGATATCTTTTCAAAACTCTACTGGTGCAGCTAACACCGTTGGTGTAACAAACAAAGCTAATTTTTCTAGCTTGTCAGCTCATTACAAATTAAGAGAAAATATTGTATTAAAAGGTGATTATAATTTTGTTGTTGACTCTACAACTGCAGGTAACACGGCTCACCCGATTGCTTTTGGTGGATTAACCGAAAAACACTATAGAGTTTTTGAAAATCAAAAGAAGGTCGGTAACTACTCACCTGTTGGTTTAGCACCAGATAACGATAAAATAAGACAAGAAGATACAGGAGATAAATTAGCAGATGTGGGTTATATTAGTTATTCACTAAGCCCAATAAGTGTTTTAAATAATGCGATACGTAATTTTTACCAAAACTTAGATATTGCTGGAACGATGGGTGATCCCGAAGATCTTTATAGAAAAAATTACACCGGTCCTTTCGCACAACAATGGCACGATATAACATCTCAAATGGGTTTAGCTCCATCAGCAACATTTGCAACTCAATCTTCTACAGCTTGGGATAGAATAAGAAGTGGCGGTGGAGTGTTGGGTAGTAGTATAAGTGGTGCTAGTGGTAGCACAGTTAGTGTTACAGATTTGAATGCGTTTGTAAAAGGAGTTTCTAATTTTAATGATACTTTTGGGGGTATTTTTACCTTTATAAAACAGTTCATTCCCGCTAAGACTAATAGTTTAGGAGAAGGCGTTTTAATCGAAAATCACTTATTAGAACGACCTAAAATGAAGAGAACATTTGGGTTAAGAGAAACAACTGGAACAGGTTATGTGGGTGCTCCGTCAATGAGCGGAGATAGAGGTGTGATATCTTTTGATGAGGGTAGAACACCAAATAACCAAGTTCCGAGTTTGATAAACATATCTGTCACATCATTTACAATCAACAACAAACATAATGCTGCTGATGTATCGACTCAAGGTAGTAACAGTGCAAATGACTCTACACTAATGGCCTCAGCAGCTACTACCGCTGAGTTTCAAGGATTTCAATATCAAGGAGGTGTGCAAGAATTTTTAGATAATGCTGTTACCTCCGTAAGAAACGTAAGTGCCTTAAGTGTTCAAAGTTCTACTAACGTGCCGAGATTCATACCAACTAGTGTAGGTAGGGTTTTACCATTAACTGTTAAACCATCTTCGCCTGCTGAATCACAAATTGATTTAACTGTTGATGCTTTACTAATTTCACCCACTGCTGTTCCTATTTCAGCCAATGTAGCCGCAGTAATAAAGGGATCTGCAAGATTACTATCAAGAGGCAATGTTTTTACTACTGAGTCACCCGCCTTAAGATTTGATTTTCCAACATCTGGTAACGGTGATAATTTTTTTGAAGCTACTATAGGCAACATTGCTGCAGGTAGGGGTAGAGAGATTAAAGAAAAAGATGTATCTTTCACAACTAATTTGGAAACAGGCACTGTAGAGTTTGAATTACGGTTGTCGGATGGTATAAGATCATTAACCGCTATTGATAATGCTCGTAACATAAGTCAACAAGTGGTAGATATAACAGCATCTGGTTCTATTGGAATTGTTCCTATAAGAATAACTAATCTATTTAATAATGAGGCTACCGTATTCAGAGTTGGTATCAATTCTGATTCTACAAAGGATAGTGATCTGATACGACAAATAGCTGATCAAGGCGGTTCTAAAATACAATCATAGAGGAGAAAAAAATGATCTATTTAAATAAGTATAGACATATTACAGAGGAAGCAGAAAAAAGTCTATATAGTTTGGTTAAAGATTTAATTAATAAAAATACGACTAATATTTTAGAGGTAGGTACAATGGCCGGTCAAGTTACGGTAATATTAGCTGCGGCTGCTGCAGAAAAGAACGAATCAGTAAATGTGATTTCTATTGATCAAAACTATGATACGTTTAGTCCCACAGCTGCAGAATCTTTACAGGTTAACAATTTGACTAATTGTTCTTTTGAGTCAGACAAACTTGAGGAAAGATTTGAAGATAATGTTGCAAATGCAAATATTATTTACATTGATAGGTTTCACGATAAAATTGATAAGAAAATGGATCTTATTAAAAAGAACGCAACAGCTCCTACAAAAGTTATTTATAGAAACCCAAAGGCTTCAAGTAATTTCCCGTTTGAAGTTACTGAGGTTTCACCTCAAGTAAAACCGAGACAGAGGAAGAAATCAACTGAAGATACTAAAGCTACAACAAAAGTATCAACTAAGTAAACCAAAAAAGGAATCACACAAATATTTATATAGAATTTATCTTGGTATACATATTTATTAAGATTAATAAAAGGAAAGAATTATGGCATTTTTAGATAGCTCTACAGCGGTCATAGACGCAATACTTACAAGAAAAGGTAGAGAACTACTTGCAAGAAACGATGGTAGTTTTCAAATTACTAAGTTCGCTTTTGGTGATGATGAAATAAACTACCAGCTTTTTGATGCAACAAAATCTACGGATCAAGATGCTGATATTTTAAATTTACCGGTATTAGAACCTGTATCCAATGAAAATGTAGCATTATTACATAGGCTTATAACACTACCAAAGGGAAGTTTAAGAATAGCTAACCTTCAAATTTCACCTACTTCTGGTAGTATAAATTATGGTGACGATTTAAATGTTACTGTTTCTACTGAAAATGGATCTGATACACAGGGATATTCCGCTACTGTAAGAGATACAGATATTGCAGCTTTGAATAATATAACTGCGGTTCCTAATGAAAATGGTGTAGGAACATTTACAATAAGAACAGGTGCTAATGCTGGCAGTAAATCTGGTCAAACTATAGTTGACATTACAGGTATCAATAGTGGAGCAAGAACAGAATTTACTTTAACGGTAAGTGCTTCAGGCGCTCTATCATAGGGAAATAAATAATGTCTATAAATAATTATGACTTAGGTCGCGATGTAATCAACACTGAAGTAATAACAAAAACCAATTTTGAAATTACATCTGCTACAGCAGCTCAAGAAAGAAATATTAATTCGTTTGTAATGGAAGCTGCCTCCACCGGTTTCTTAGTTAACGCTAAAGGAACTACCACAAGCACTCCTTTAAGTGCAGCCTTTCGTAACATTTCAAACTATTTCTTTTCTTCATCAGCAGCTAACAGAATACCAGTGGCTCAAAATAATATAGCCACAACGGGTATTTCAAGGGTTATTACAATTGGAAGAACAACCACAGATGATTCTATTTTATCGGGTAGTGTAACTGGAACATTTTCTTTTGGAACACAAGCCAATAAGGTTATTATTGATTTGCCCGAACAATCAATTTCTGGCGCTGTTGGTCGTAAGGGTGACTTAGTAGAGAAAGCAGATACTACTAATATTGTGGGCACTATTTTTTATGACACAGGAACTATGGTATTCCACGGTGGTGATTCTTCAAGAAACACAAACTTTTTGATAGAATCAGCATCTGGCTTTGTTTTCGGGCCTGGCGCTACTGCGGGTAATGTAGCAATAAACAATATAAGTTTTGTAAGCTTAAATATGTTAAAGAGAAGTGTATTCTTTACGAGAGCTTTTAATCAAGAGTTTAATTATTCTAACAATCCAACTGCAATCGCAAACGCTTCTTTAGGGTCTATATCTTCTAACTTAACTGGTATGCCAACATCTTTTATTACTACGATTGGTTTGTATAACAGCGATAATGAGTTAGTTGCCGTGGCTAAAACCGCTCCTCCCGTCAAGAAGGATTTTGATACTGAAAAAGTGTTCGCAGTAAGGTTGCAGTATTAAGAAAATAAAATGAAATGGCATATAAAGCATTTGAAGAAGATCAAATTAACGGGCGACCTTTTGTCGAAGAACAAACTATATCTATATCTGAAGATAGCCCTTGCGCTAGTCATCTTCACTTGTTCACCGGCATACGGTCATTGGGTAAGTTAGATGTTTTTAAAGCAGATTCTTTACCTTCCTTTAATGAAATAGACAAAAAAGAAATAAAATATCAGTGGGATTTTGATAGTAATGTTTTAGCTGGACAAACACTAACAGCAGATATTACTACTGGTGTTTTTCTTAGTTCTGCAGACCAAACGTATAACTCTTCTACCAACACAGATTCACTGCAATCAAGTCAAGATATTTTTAGATACAATCAAGGATATCTATATCGACCAGATAATAACTATGAAAGCACTACGGCTTTAGTAAGTTCTTCGTCTGCGGGTAGAGAGGTTGCGGTGGTTAGGCAAATAAATTTAAGAAAAGATATTTTTCACTCCTCTTATAAACAAGCTGCATTTAAATTTCAGATAAACAATTCTAATACTTCACTAACTGCTTCTATTGACGGGCCTTCGTCTAATGCGGCATATACTACAATAGCAAGTGGGTTGTTTGGTAGTGAGACACCAAATGTTTCAGCCTATACAACAGCATTAGATTTAAAAAATCCTTTTGGTGGAGCTGAAGGCACAGGTCGTAAATCATTTTTTGGTGTAAATGTTTCTACACCATTAACTAATAAATTTGCAGTTACTAACGGGTTGGGTTATACCGCTGGTAATAATTTAGATACAGTTAGAACAGCTTGCACAATAGAGGCTATTGTTAGACCAATGAAGTCAAACTCTGTTTTGTACTTTAGAAGATTAGCCACAACTCAAGATACGTTAACTAAAGATAAGTTTATGAAGTTAGAACTTACCCAATCTGCGGATAACAGAGAATCTGCGTTTAGGTTTTACATAAGAGATGCAGATACGGAAGCTTCTTTTACCGAAGATTTTGCACAACCTAATGTTCAAGCGTCGGGATTGTTTGTTCCTGCAGACGTTGGTATAAATTTATATGATGGAGAATTTCACCACATAGTTGTGTCATGGGACATATTTGAGATAGAAACTCTTGATAACAATGCGTCAGCCGAACGTGGAGCTGGTGTTGTTATGGGGTATATAGATGGGTATAAATTACTTAATAAAGAACAAGTGTTTCCAAGATTATCTGGAGCTGATGCAGCTGGCGGACCTTCAATTCAAGCCAATATGGTAGACCAAAGAATACCTGTAAAAAATACAGAATTATTTGCAAATCAAATAACGAGCGCACCAACAGGTAATAATGTTTATATTGGAGCTTCTAACTATAATAGAAATGATGGAGTAAGAACGGGAGATATGGGTGCTTTAGCTAGTGAAAACGATTCACAGTTAGAGGGTCTATATGATGGGCAAATATCTCATCTTAGACTATGGAATCATAGATTGAAAGATGGAACTACTGGATTTAGGGATGGTGTTGGTAAACTAATTTCTTTAGACCCGACAGATGCTCAAACTAATGGGTCTAATCCTTTGGGGTTAAGTTTTAAAAACTTCAAAAGTCAATCATTAACAGGTGTATCAGCTTCTAATATAGCAGCTTGGTGGTATTTTAATAACATAAATGGGTTAACCGGAGCTGATTTTGCTGGAGGATTAAGTGCTCAATCAAACACGACTGCGATGGCCGCAGATAGGACTGGTAATTTATCTTCTAATACAGGTAACGCTGTGGGTAATGCATCTATCAAAATATTTGACGCTAAAGATATAACACTTGGAACAAGTGGTAACACGATTACTGACTTACAAGTTTCTGGTATACCAAGAGATTTTCTTTATTTTGATCAACCACAAATCAACAATCCAGTTGATAGTAAAAACACACAAGGTAGAATAGTTAGAAAAACTATACAAGATAATATAAAAAGAGTTGGTTTAACTTTTTATGATTTAGGTGTGATAACTATTGATGGTGATGATACTAACGCCCGTTTAGATTTCACATTTCCTGCAAGTGGAGTTACTGGAGACTTTGGTTTTGCGGTAACTGGTCATAATAATACTGCTTTCAATTTACAACGAGTGGTATATAATGCTCAAACTGACAGAGGAAGATTGTTAGTAGATGCTGTAGCTTCCGGTAGTGAAATGAACTTTTCGGGTAATCCTAGTGGTATTAACCCAGAAACAGGAGCTAGTGTTTTTGATGAACCGGCAAGCTATATTACAAGTATTGGATTATACAATAGTAACAATGAATTATTGGCAATTGCCAAACTATCTAAACCAGTAAGAAAAGATGAGGCTACTACTTTAGGTGGTCAAGTAAAATTAGATTTTTAGGGAAAATAAATGGCAATAACTATAACACAACAAACAATGTTAGATGGTTCTGTTACTGGAGGGCCGGTAGTTCCAATACCTACTCACCCAAGAATACAAACAGCTTATGCACCCTTAAATATTAATGATGTATATATTTGTAATTTTGAAACGTCAAGACAATTTACGTTAAGTGGGTTAAGTGGAGTCACAATGGCTAATGCTATTGATGGCGCAGCAGATCATGGTATGGTAGCTTCACCTAAAGACTCTATGACAGCAGTTACTGCAAGTGTTACAGGATCAATGTCTGGGTATTTTATGACCGTAGGGATGCTTTTGAACAATAGAGGGTTTACAGACAGCTTTACAGGAACAACAACGGCTTCTATAGCTGCGGCTGGTGTAGCTGATATTGGAGTATTTGCTTTAAGAAAAAGATTATATGATACATGCTTACAGCCAGGGTGTTTGACAGCTACGGTTACAGGAACTAATTATGCAGGTGCTAGTATTGCTGGCGACTATTATGATTCTGGCTCTGGTCAATTTATTCAGAAGTCTACCGGTAACACTATTGGCGCATCTTTACTTGATGATGGGATGTTTGTGGTTACTACCGCAAATATGAGAGAAGTTGCAACGTCTGTTACGTCTGTAAAATATAAAACAAAAGTGTTAGGAACAACTATAAATGTTTTTTGTAAGTGTCAACCCGATGAAATGAATTTCTCTACTAATTTTACTTCTGCAGTTGTGAGTACGGTAAGTAGTGAAACAACAAGTTTAGGTGAGATACAACAATCATATGACAACATATTGACTAAATCACCTTTAACTAGTAGCACAGATAGGTTTGAGTTTACTCAATCTATGACGGGTAATGGTGACGGTCCTTTTATTACGACCGTTGGTTTATACAATAACAATAATGATTTAATGGCTGTTGCAAAGCTAGCAAGACCTTTAAAGAAACCCACAGATCTTCCATTAACCTTTAAGGTACAAATAGATATATAGGATTCAAAATGGCATTTAAATATATAAACGCTGCAATATCGGGAGAATATCAAAAAATTCTCTCAAGACTTATAGAAGACCCCGAAACTGTGGACCTTACCGATACCCCTACGTTTAATTTACCTAATTCAGTACCTCAGAAGGGATTAAACGCTGACGGTGTTCTAACAGGCTCTGAGAAATCTGTGCAGTTTGATGGTTCAGACGATTTCTTACAACTTGCAACTACTGGCGGATTAGGAACAGAGATATTATTAGAAGATATAGGAACACTGCCAGTAAAACATGGAGCTACTACAAATAATATTGCCTTAGAATCATGGATAAAATTAGATTCTTCTTTAACTGCTATTGGAGGCAACAGTGAATATTTTAAACTCACAATTCAAAGAAACTCAAGTTCATCTACTAGAGGTTTTGATGGCGGTTATTTAGCAAGAAATATATATGCTGTTAGTGCTTTCGGTTCTAATGCAGCTACCGTGCAAGGTACATCATCTGCACACTTTATAGATTTTCAATTTGCGACAGGTGCTGCATTCGCATATTCTCTTAGCTCTACTTGTAATATCCCTACTGATGAATGGGTTCATGTTTGGTGTGAACATACAGTTACTGGTTCCGATAGAAATCCAAGATTTACACCAACTCCAAGAGGTCTTATGAAGATCTATATTAACGGAACACTTAATAGGTCAGAAACAACCGATAAGTTAACTGATTTAGCTTTAGGTAGTGATGGATTACCTTTTCCTTCTACTGGAGACGCAATTGCCAACGCTTATAGTAGAGGGGTAAGTTTTGATGGTAAGGTTGATGAGATGAGGTTGTGGTTAAATAGTGGATCAACTGAATCTGTTGCAGCCTTAGCTAATAAAGGTAATGTTGGTGTTCCCACTGATGCCTTTAGTAGTCAAACAGATTCTGATAAAGTAAAATTATCTTTTTCTCCATCTGCAGAATACTTGGCGGCATGGTGGAGATTTGAAACATTATCAGCGGTTGATCTGTTTGCAAATATAGTTGACTCAATAGTTGACTCAACCGATTATGGTCATAGCGCTAGCCCTAAAAACTTTAGTGGATCAGTTGACTTTTCAGAGGAACAAACAATTGTAGCTGGCCAAACTGTATCGGGATTAAACAACTCTATAACTGGTCAACTTAATTTAGCTGATTTAAGAGGTGGATCATATGATCATGGAGGCATGACAGTTATACACGATAATCAAAACGCTATAAACTTACAAAGTGCTGTGGATAATTTAGTAACTTGTGCTAGTAACGCATGGGCTGCTTCAGGCAATGCGGGTGTTACAAGAGATGATCTTAATATATTCTATGGTTCTTCAGCGGTTATTGTTAACACAACTAAAGCCGGTCAAGGCGCAACACATACCATAGATTATAGTCACTTACTGTTTGATAAAAATGACTATACTGTATCCTTGAGATTGTTATTAACATCTGGTTCACCAACAGCACAAGTAACTTTTACTTTAGGTAAATTTACAAATAAAGTTGCAACTACAGCTATGATGAATAGAAACTCATGGACACCGGTAGTTTTAAGAAATACTGCAATTGCTGACCCAAACGAAAGTAGTATTACAGGTAGTGTTGTTGTACAAACATTAGGTACAAACTCAAATGATGTTGGAGCATTATTTAGTATTGATGGTTTACAATTAAATGAAGGGTCATTCCCCGCTGACTTTGTAGGCCCGAATCAAATTAGAAAAGGTGGTGAAATAAGCTGGATGGTGGGAGATTAATATGCAAACTAAAGATTTTACAGTTCAACACACCGCGAGATTTTTGAGTAATAAAACTAATTTTACAAAGCAACCTTTATTTGTAATGACCAACAATTTAGGTTTAACTGGTGATGACTTTATAGCTGTTTACAGAATAACAAGAGGTCATGCATTAGAAGAAACATGGAGAGAAAGTGCAGCCATATCTAGTACTGCTGCTAGCAATGCAGTAAGTGGTGACGGTGTTATAGGGATTACCATAGGCTCTTCTATGGGATTGACTTCCGCTACAGGTAGTAATAGAATTAATGCTAACTCCATTACAGCGTCAAAAGCAGCGCTCAATAATTGGGATGGAACAAACCCACTATCTGCAGATGTTGGTCTTACAAGCTCATTAATATCTACTACATCTCAAGGCACACAATACGTTATAAGCACTACCATGAAAGGTACTGATAGAATTGATGTGGTTGTAAACGATGGCGATCAAAACTTTGCTGACATAACAATAACAGGATTACCAACATTATCTGATATGCATGTTATAGGTAATGGTATTAGACCTAAAGGTAAACAAAGCAGCACATATGTTGTTAACGCTACTACTGATATGAATGGGGCTGCAGGTAGTGCTGACATAACAACATATCTTTATAACCAACAAGATCAACAACAAGTGTGGGCATCATCTGGTCTTACTGGGGTTTTTGATTTATCCTTTAATGGTTTGAGTGCATCAGTTAGAGGTAAGGCCGCAGGTCATGGTGTGATGCAGGCTGCGGGTTTACAAGGAGCTGGGTCAGGTACTGTTACAGGGTGGACAGCAGGTCCGATAGAAGGTGGTTTTAGATTAGATAATGATAGTTTCTTAGAAGGAGTAACATCTTCTTTATTTAATACACGACATCATACTACTACAGGTATGACCTTAATGACTTACGTAAAGTTTCACGCTACCGGTAGCAATCAAACTTTTATGAATATATGTGGAGCTGAAGAAGGTCTTAATCTTTCAATGATTGGAGGAGGATTAAGTTTTTCTAATCCTAAAGCTTCAATTACTGCAGGTGCTCTTACTACTGCAGGTGGAACTGTTGGTAAATCCACAAACAATATGGCTGGTCAGTTTTCAATTCAACTAAATCGTTGGTATCATGTAACGGGAGTTGTATCTGCTACTGGCTCTAATTCCGGTATGAGAATTTATGTTGACGGTCATAAAATGCAATTAGCAAGAACTAGACAAGCGGGTGCTGTAGGTCTTAATAACATTCCATTATCTGCATCAGTTTCTGGTTCACAAGATCAAGATAAGACTACTTCTGCTAATGTTGTTGCAATACCTACTTTAACTTCACCTAGATTACTTATAGGTTCTGATAGAGCATTAGCCGGCGCTAATGTAGCCCATGATGTAGCTGTTACTAGAGTTTTTAATAGAGCCTTAAGTGACTCAGAAGTCTTTCTTAATTTTATTTCTACTATTCCTTCTAATATTTTACTTGATAATTTTAGAATTGGATAAATAAAAATTTAAAGTGAAACGGTGGTACCTAGTATGTGCTATATTACGGGGAATATAAACTATGGATGATAAAAATTTTCAAATAAATAAAAAAGACCTTGTTTCTAAGTTTAGAGCTTTGGTAAAAAAACATGCTGAGAGAGGTGATGATTATAATCCCAAACATGGTAAAACTTCAGCTAATCATAGGGATTATTTTGTATTAGATAAAATAAGAGCTGTGTATAATTGGGTTATAGGTGAAATTAAAATAGAGTTAAGAAGAAAATATATACACGATGATAAAATGTATCATAAGGCTGTTGGTGAGTTAGAAAACTATGTTCGTAATAAAATCCGTTCTGAAAAAGATGGCACTATGTATCTTAGGGTTAATAATCAATTAACATTTAACGGTGATAGTAAGCAATACAGAGATCACTTTGTGCAAAACCTTAATAAACAACTATCTGTATTTAGAAAAATAGTAGATGAACTCAATGGTTTTTTAAGTGGTCAAGAAGATGAAGATAAGAACAAACCGATACTAAATGATGTATCACCAAGAATGATACGTAAAGAACACACTGCAGAAGAAGTAGCTGACATTATACTTAAAGAGGTGCCGACAGACTATTTATTAGAGATTAATAATCAAGAATTTAATAACTTTAATAATAAGTTATATGTGTTATTAGACAAATATAATGTAACTGCTTTTGAAACAAAAGAACTATTAGATAAAATAAAGGAATCTTATACACCGCAAGAAGAGAGCAATGATGAATCTGAAACAGATAATACAGAATCAGAAAACACAGAAGTTTGATCTTACAAGTTTAGTAAGAGATACAGAAGATAAACTGCACGAAAGTTCTACAGGATCTTCATCAGGCGATGCTGTTACATCTTCTACTTGGGCTACGATAAAGTCTTTGTATGAAAGTGAAGAGTATGATAAACTTTTAAAAAAACAAATAATTGATAAAGACGGCCAACAAATACAAGTTGGAACTGCTATAGGTTTTTCTTATAAAAAAGGTCAAATGAATAAGTCTGAAAAAGACGCTTATCGACAAGCTATAGCTGCAATAGGTGATGCGGTAGCAAAAGGTGAGTTAGAAACAGAAGATATACCCGATAACGAAAGAGAAGTTTTAGATCAAGCAAGAAAACAAAGTACTGCCACTGCAACCGAACCTACACAGACTACACAAGATCGAAAAAAAGATGCTGATAAAGAGATAGGTGATTTTTTAGGTAGTGATGACGATGATAAAGAGGGAAAAAGTGATGATAGTAAAGATGTTGTTTCTAAACCCGAAGCAACTGAAGAGGATATAGAAACAGCTCAAGAAAATATTGAAAATGCAGGTGAACCTAATACAAAAGATAAGAGTCTTAGCGATGTTGATGAAAATGTATTTTCGGCTACTATACCTCCGGCTGTTACTGACAAACAATTTAAACAAAATATGAAAGCCGCTAAATCTAAAAATATAGAACCTCCGTTTAGCTTTACTGATGAACAAAAAGAAAAACTTTTTAATAAAGTGCCTGCTGTTTACAGTACTGTAATAGAAAGAATGCTCAATCAAACTAAGGGCAAGTCAACTGTAACTGATTTTATGGAGGGTGTAGGAGCAGGTCAACCATCATCACAAGCTGGTGAAATAATAACAATGGCAGCCATAGCTATGGATGATGAATCTGCTAATGAATTTTTTAATATGCTTAGAGAGAGAGTGAAAGATTCAAACTACCCTAAAGATTCTTGGATTGATAAAAGTTGGGTAGACTCAGCACAACAAGTTAGAAACGGTACTATTGCAAGGTATAACGGAACATACGGTGAAGGTAACTGGGAAATTGAAAAAGGGTGTTGGGATTCAAAGACAGAAGTAGAAGCTATGGGATTGTCTGATTATAAAAAAAATAAAGGATTTTCAACTGACACTTATATGCGAATAAAAGTAGACGGGCAGTCTCAACTTGATGAAATATCACTAAAAAAAGATTTATCTGTTAATTTTTTAAATAAGAATACGGCAGCCTTAGTAGATTTTGCTATATTAGGTTCAGATGATGCCGGGCTATATACTGAGTTAAATGATTTATGGTCTGAGATTCCAACAAACAAAAGGAACAACAATAAGATAACATATGATGTTGATGGGGAACAAATAACTGCACGAGAAATTCAATCAAAAATAAATGACATGAGGTCAAAAGCTTTTAGTAAACTTTCAGAATCTAATCCAGAGTTAGCCGAGCAAATTAAGTTAGCCGATTCGGATAACGCTAAAGTTAAACAAAGATCCCTTTTAGGTGATTCTATTAGTGATAAAGGTAATCTTGTATCAATGAGAGCGGCAGCAAAGGATTTTGAAAAACTTAAAGATGAAGAACCGCTAAATGGAATTTTAAATAGTTTAGTTGGTGGAGGTCAAAGCCGAAAGGCTATAGAAGACTTCGCCAAGAACGCTGTAGAAGTTTTATTAGATGGTGATAAGCTTGATGGGATTACTTTTGGAAAAGATGAAAATGGTGATGCATTAGATCCGATGGTTGTCTATAAAAACGGCGAAGAGCTTAAAACAAAAGATCAGAAAGAGGCTATATTCGGAAAAGGAAACTCCGGGTCTGATAGAATACAAAAGATAGCTTGGTATGCTACAGTTGTAGGTTCGTCAAAAAGTAGATCTCTCAATAAACAGAGAGAGCGCATAGAGGAAAATATTACTCAACACACTAACGCTGTTATGAGTACAATAAATGATATACCACAAATGAGAGAAGGTATGTTAAATGCAATTCGTGAAGAGTTTCCTCTAAAAGCTTTATTTGAAGGCGAAGAAAAAATGTCACTAGCTCAGTATAACTGCGACCCTAATGTTTTAAAAGAAATATTTAGTGGTGCCGAAAGCTATGAAGAAATTCAAGATAAGTTGGGAGTAGAGGAAGATGACAGTGGGCAATTGTCATTAGTATATAAAGCTGAGGCTGGAGGAAAATCTATTCCTGTTGCCCAACTTGAAGCGCGATCAGATGGTAAAGGATATGGAAATAGTTTTAAGTTTACATTAAAAGTACATAGACAATTTCAAGACGCTCTTAAAGAAGGTAATAAAGCTGCCTATCCGCAATCTGGCGTTTATGAAGTATCAATTAAGTTAGGTGATATTTTATCTGAAGAAAAGATAAACACATTAGCTCACCATTGGAAGATAGCCGAAGATGACTACCCCGTTGACCTATTTATAAAGGAACTAAACGAAAGAAGTTTAAACTAAATGAATACCTTATTAAACTATATAAATAATAAGGTTATAGGTTGGAGAGTAAAATTATGATGGCTGATACGCTACTCTTGGCTACATTTTGTAAGGCAAGAGATGTAAAAACTACAATAGATTTGATTACCGATGAGTTTGAAGTTGTCGGTGGTAAAATCTTTGTTCTGCAGGATGAGTCAGATAGATATAAGAAAATTCTAACTTATAACATTGTTAAAGAAAAGGTTGTTTTTTCAGAAGTAATCAAAAACACGATTTCCTTACATCGTAAAAAGGAAACGAATACTTTATATACTCTTAATGCTTTAAACGAAGTAGTGAGGGAACAGAACGGCGGTAATGAAGATCCTAAGTTTTCAGTAGATTGGGAGCCACATCGTAATACTCTGTTGGTTACATATAAAGATGATGAAAGTGGAGAACAATTTTTAAGGAGAATAGAAACAAGATTAATTAGTATTGTTAATCTTGATGAAGACAATTAGTTAATAAGAAAGGTTTTTAAATATGGTAGATGATAACACTTTAGTTTCTGTTATTCTTCTAACTGAAGATGCTGTAGATGATGATGTATTTAACACTTTCAAAAATATCACCGAACAGACACATAAGAATGTTGATATTATTATCTCTACATTTAGAGAAGATCTTGATGATATCAAAGATAGGTGTGCAGAATTACATTTAGATGTAAGGTGGGCACAACAATCTGCCGGTGGAGATTTTATCGCAGAGCTGATAGATTTAGCAGACGGTGAATTAATTTTCTACAAAACAGTAAACAACTGCTTGTGGTATCCTCGCCACATTACATCTCACATTGAAAGCTTTAACAGAGATAAGGGAACCAAGTGGGCGTTGTCTCATGTAGAGAACAGAAATGTTGATCAACATGATAGCCCATTTAATACTTTAAGTTTTAGGATTGATAATCCCCCGCACCCCGATAAGATTACATTAGATGAAATTTGTCATTATAAATCTTTACCTGTGGATTGGGCTATTTGTTTAGTTCAAAAGAATGATATCGCTTTGTTTTATCCCGGCTATGCCGTAAAGTATTGGATTGAACAAAATCACAGAGGAACAATACCCTCTGAAATTACAGTGATTCAATGGATTAAGCCAGATGGAACAGGCCCGAACGATAAAGAATTAGAAGATTTCTATCAGCAAGTAGGTGTTCCACAAAGCACTGAGATTAAAGAAGAGCCAATTGAGACAGAAGACGGAATTGAAATTAGAAGAGTGTTGCCAACGGTTGTAGGTAACAGACATTTTAAAGAGTATACCGATAGTATATTAGAAGTCATTAATCAAACGGAAGATGTAACCAGTATTGCACTTAAGCGGTCTATCGGTATGGGTGATGTTGTCGTAGCAGAACCTATTGTTAGAAAACTCAAGCAAAAGTATCCCAACGCAAAACTAACCTTTTATTCTGCGAAACCAGATGTTATTAAATACTTTGAAACACAGCCCGATGAAGTTATTCAAATAGATGAAAATGATGTAGTTAAAGATACTCTGTTTAATGTAGAGAGTGAAGTAAAGTTTGATTTAGATTTATCCTATGAATCAAGAGAAGAAACTTCTTTTATTGATGCGTATGCTCAAGTTGTTGACGTTGAGTTTGATAGTGAAGAAGATAAGTATGTATCTTTAGTGTGTGATGAAGAACCATTAGTTAAAGAAAAGTATGTGGTTGTTTGTGGAGATGGATCTGGTTGGCCTGGCAAAAGTTGGGATATGGAAAAATATGCTGAAGTAATTAAGTATATAAAAACTATGGGATACAAGGTATACGAAACTGGCGCTTCTCATACAGAAGAAAGTGAAAACGAATATCATAGTTGTGAGTTTAATGAGATGGTTAATCTTATTGCTAACTGTGAGTTCTATGTAGGTACTGATAACGGCCCGATGCATGTCGCGAGAGGTTTTAAGAAACCTTGTTTTATTATCGCTGGCGCAGCACTACCTTATTATAGTAACCCGTATAGAGAAAATATTTTTTACATTCAAGACAGCACCCATCCTGGCGTTGGTATAAAACATAAGCAGTTTTTTAATCTTACCGATCAAGGTTTGACCTTTATGCCATATTATCCCGATGAACCTAGCTGTGGTTTGAATAACATTTACCCTAAACATGTAATAGACGCTATTAATAAATTCTTTAGTAAACCTTTAAGTATTGTTGATAATAGTGAATGTAATTTTCTTTTTAACGTATCGGGTAATTTAGTAATGAGGGATGTGTTGCCAGGGTTCGCTTACTATAAGAGTAACGACACCGGTGTAGTGCAAAGAGAAAACCCTTATTACCACCCCGATCAAAGATTAGATATTAGTCAAGTATATGCGAACGATAAGCAAAATATTTGGGTAAACAACTTTACACCTATGATTAAAGATTGGCGTAACAACAAAGGCGAAAAACTTAAGATTTTAGATGTAGGCTGTAACATGGGTATTTTGGTAGAAGGTGCATCTAATGAAGGTTTTGATATTAGGGGGTTAGATATCAATCGCCTAAGTATAAAAGCCGGCCAAGACCAATGGCCGAAGGTAAGAGAGCTATTAACGGTGGAAGATTTTACCCAACCACAAACAGAAGAAAAGGTATACGACGTTGTGGTGTTAAGCGATATTCTTAGTCATGTAGGTAATCCAGTAAAACTAATTGAAAATGCTTTACAGGTGTTGAAAGATGATGGGTTTATCTATATTAACATTGTTAACTTTGGCTGTGACAAGGCAAGAAAAGATTTTCATAAGTGGGATGGTATTGGCGTTGGAGAAAACATTACTCTGTTTGATAGAGATAGTTTCACTAAGTTTACTGATAGGTTTGGTTTAGATTGTGTTGATTATCGAGAAGATGAAGAAGACGAAATGATTTTTGTTCGTTGCACAAAGAGAGGTTAATATGACCGTTGGATATTTGTTAGACCTGTTAATTATTAATGAAGTAAGAAAAGAAAAATTAGCTGATACTTTAGAATTGGATGTAGTGCATGATCTAAATAAACAAAATGGTTTTTTACTAAAAGAAATTGGTAGGTATCTTATAGAGGTTGCCGATGGAAAAAGGCCAGGCATTTTTTCTAAACATAAAAATTATGATGAGGGCGTAGGTGAAAAAGAAAATCCTAATTTTATAAAGGTGTTATATAATCTATATCTGCGTCATTCAGAACTATGGGATTTAGAAGATGAACGTAGAGATACAGAAAATAAAGGCGATAATGAAAGATTATATGCTGCCGATAGAGTTTCTATTGTTAATAAGAAAAGAAACGATTTAGTTGAGCAGATAGATAAGATAGTTAATACTGACTTAAAGAAAATGAAAATATGGGGTAGTTTAGTAGAATGAAAAAGGTATTAATAAGTGGTGCCGATGGGCAACTTGTAACAGACATAATTAAAACTTTATCTAACCCCGAAAACGATATGCTTTTTAATGTATTGGCTTTCAATAGAAAAAAATTGGATGTTACACATAAAGAAGCGTTAGAGGTAGAATTTAAGAAAAACAATCCCGATTTCTTTATACAGGGTGCAAGCTACCATGTAGTAGAAGAAATAAATAAAAACCCTAAAGAAGCTTGTGATGTTAATATCGCCTCTCTTCATTATTTAACTGATTTATGTAATGAGTATGATTGTACTCTTATTAATTTTTCTACTAATTATGTGTTTAATGGGATGGCAGTACCGTGGGAAGAGTTTCATGGAGCCGGTCATTACAGTGAGATGGATGAACCATACCCTATTAATTTGTATGGTATTCTTAAGTATGCTGGCGAACAAGTTATTTCTACTAGTTGTGAAAAATATTACAATATCAGAGTAAGCGGTTTGTTTGGAAAAACTGGAAGTCGTGCTAAAAATGGTTCTAACTTTCCCTATACAATCAAAAATAATTTAGAAATAAATGATAGAGCAGATCATCTTGAGCCTGTTAAAGTAGTAAACGATCAACTTGTTAATGTAGGGTATACGGTAGATTTGGCCGAGATCATCGTAAAGATGATGCGCGATGAAAATGAAAATCTTCATGGATTATACCATTTAGCTAACAAGGGCGAGTGTACTTGGTATGATGTGGCTTGTAAAGTTGCCAAAGTGTTAGGGTATAATAGAGATAGAATAATTCCAATCACTTCTGATGAGTTTTATAGTAATCTTAAAAGACCTAAAGACACAACCCTCAATATGTGGAAAGTAGAAAGTAGGTTTGGATTAACGATACCACAATGGGAAGATGCAATAGAAAGGTTTTTTAGAGATGAGGTTTTGTAATGGAACATTTTCACGATGATGTATATGGATTTTCTCAAGGAGATTTATTTTCTCTATACAAAAATGTAATTGATAGAGCTGAGTCAGGCTCTCATTTTGTAGAGATAGGAACTTTTTTAGGTAAAAGTGCTGTTTATATGGCTGTTGAGATTATAAATTCGGGAAAAAATATTAAATTTGATTGTGTAGATCATTGGCTTGGTTCAGAGGAACATCGTGATAATGATAATGTAAACATAGATACACTGTATGAAGATTTTTTGAAAAACATTGAACCAGTAAAAGGTGTAATTAATCCTGTAAGAATGGGTAGTGTAGAGGCATCATTCTTGTATGAACCAGACTCTTTGGATTTTGTTTTTATAGATGCGAGCCACGATAGAGATTCTGTTAAAGCTGACTTAGCATCTTGGATGGTAAGAGTAAAAGAAGATGGTATTATAGCAGGTGACGATATTGGTGCTAGCGGAGTTTCAGAAGCAGTCAAGTGGTTTTTTGATACTACTAAATTAGAGATACTTGGTAGACAGTGGATGGTTGATTTAAGCAACTAAGGATAATTGACATGATTAGATGGTGTATGGATCTTGACAACACTCTTGTAAAAACGAATGGTAGTGATTATAAAAATAGCACACCTATTCCAAAAGCAATAGAGAAGGTAAGACGATATAAGGAACGGGGTGATCATATTATAATTATGACAGCCCGTGGAGCAGGTAGTAAAACGGATTGGAGAGAGTTCACAGAAAAACAATTAAACGATTTTGGTATTCCTTATGATCAATTGATTGTAGGGTTAAAGCCTGGCGGTGTTGATGTTTTTGTAGATGATAAAGCAATTAATGCACTTGATTGGTTAGCAGATGAAGAAAAAGCTTTAAGTAGAATAGAGACAAAAGAGCATTACAAAAATGTTCAAATCTTTGATCCATTTTTTCCTTACGCTCAAAAAGTTTTTGATGAGCTTGGGATTGACCCAAACGAACACCTTAAAAGAGGAGATGACTAATGTCACAGCCAGCACAAGAAATGAAACACGGTGGAAGGTTTCACGTAGATGATAGAGGAACAAGATATTGTGATATTTTTCCAGAGATTGGTAAGGGTGATATTAATGTTACAATAGTAGAGCCAGGAGCTGCAGCGCTTTGGCACAGGCATATGTATCAAGACGATTATCAGTTTGTTATTAAGGGTAGTTTGAAAATTGGTGTATGTAATGCGCCATATATGGGCGGTGATGATTTAGAAGAATTTGGAATGTCAGAAGAAGATGCGGCTAATGTTTATGAACAAAGAGAAGAGTTATTAACTAATTGGAAAGAGTTGAAAGAAGCTGATCGACTAAGCTCACAACAACTACAACAATGGCCTGTTGATGAGGGTAAAGTAGAGTGGCATTATCTTTCTGAAAGAACCGCGAAAGACGGGCCTCTGTTCATTCCTCGTTTTTTATGGCACGGCTGTTATAACTATACCAACGAACCAGCTATACTTATCTATCATGTCACCAACAAATATACCGGTGAAGATGAAGATAGATTAGATCCTTTTATTGCCGGTTGGAACTATGAAAGAGTTGTAAAGTAATGGTAGATAATTTTGTTAGTGGCAATGTCGATCCACAAGGTGAAGTTTATTTAGTTACTGGTTCACATGGTCATATTGGTAGTTATATCGTTGAAGAGTTAGCTAAGCAAAAAGATGATATTACTATTTTATGTGTGGATAATCTATACAATGGTGATGTAGGTAATCTAAAAGAAGCTTATTCTATTGCTGACAATAAGAATGTAAGAATAATCCCTATCGTTGCGGATGTTAGCGTTGAAGATGTAATGAGAGAAATATTCTCAAAACATAAGCCTAATTATGTTTTCCATACTGCATCATACCTTACTTTAGATTCTAACAAATATAAAAGTAGAAGTGTTAAGGTAAATGTATACGCTAGTGCATTGTTGTTTGAATTGTGTTTAGAGTTTGGAGTAAAGAAGGTAGTCTATAGTTCTTCTGCTTCGGTATATGGAACTCCCGAAATAACCCCTACAACAGAGGATTATCCGTTTGATGATTGTAAATTATTATATGGAACATCTAAGGTTGCGTTAGAATATATTGCAAAATCCTTTATGGAGTTTGGATTAGATATTGTCGGCCTCCGTTATTTTAATGTTTATGGTCCGAGACAAAGTTTATCTAATGTATATACACAGATTGTTCCTAAGTGGGTTAACGCTATAGCTACTGGAGGAACTATTACAATATACGGTGACGGTAAACAAACAATGGATATGATTTTTGGTGGAGACATAGGTAGGGCTAATATAGCAGCTATGGAAAACACTGAGTGTAAAAATATTTTTATAAATGTCGGCACCGGCCATGAAACATCAGTTAAAGAATTATTTTATTTGATTTCTAGTAGGATGGAAAGTTTGTTGGATAATCCTAAGATTAATGTGGAGTATGAAGAGCATGACCCTAATCTTGTAAGAAGAAGATGTGCTAGTGTTACACAGATGCACAAATATTTAGGTAAAAATCAAGTAAGTATTGATCAAGGTATTGACATAACTTGTAAAGAATTATACCGCCGATCAACTGAATGGCAACCACATAACGGATAATTAAAATGTCTTGGTATGATAAAATTTATGATGTAAAAGATTTTGATATTCAAGGAGGCATTTTTACAAATGGTTGTTTTGACATCATACATAAGGGTCATATAGAGTTATTTCAATTTTGTCATAATTATCGTGCCCGAAAAGGTTTTACTTTAGATAATTGGCATAGTAAGATTATAGTTGGTGTTAATAGTGATTCTTCTATTAAAAAGTTAAAAGGTAATGATCGCCCCATAATAGATCAAGATAACAGATTATCTATTTTGAACGCTATAAGTTTTATTGACTATATTGTGTTGTTCGACACTGAAAGCGTTCTCCCTCTAATACAAAAAATAAAACCTAAAGTGTTAGTAAAGGGTGGCAATTATAACACCAAACCTTGCGCAATACAAGAGCAAATAGTAGGTCAAGAGTTTGTGGAAAGTTATGGCGGCGAGGTAATAACCGCACCTATGGTAGAAGGTTTATCTACCACTAATATTGTAGAAAAAATATCAAGGAATAATCATGTTATATAATATACAAGATAAATTAAAAATAAATTTACCTACTCGTCATGCAGATAAAGTTGATGCTTACAATGAAGAATGGGATAAAGAAAACGGTCAAGGTTGGGAGTTAAGGAACTTTATTGAATTAACTAAAGGTAGAAAAAGTCTTTATGATGTTGGAGGCAATGTAGGTTTTTTTTCGTATGTATTTTGTTTGAATAATAATGACGATAAGACGAAAAGAGCATACTGTTTTGAACCATCACCCGAAGGTCTTACTAATGCTGTAGAGATTGTTAACCATAACGATTGGTTTGATCGTATCAAACTTTTTCCCATGTTTATCGGTGATAAGAATGGAGTTGTAAGTATCCTTACTGAAAAGTCGGGTACTTTTGTTGTTAGATATGAAAAGGAAGATCCTAACTTTAAGATAGTAAAAAATAAAGACAATGTAACCAACGATGTAGCTAGTAGGATAGCTACCATTGATGACTTCACTTGGATAGCAGAGATGGGTAATGAAGACAAAAAATATGGGTTAGATATGGTCTTTGAAGATAAAAAAGAAAGAAAGAATAAAGATTATCCCGGCTTTAATAATGGCTTTGACTTAGATACTTTAAAGATTGATGTAGAGGGTTATGAGCAAAGAGTGTTAAAGGGTGCTAAGGAAACAATAATGAAATATAGGCCATTAATTTTTTTAGAAATCCATTCACATTTATTAAAGTTATACAACAATGATGTTTTTGAAATATATAATACTTTAGAGAAATATGGGTATAAAATTTTCGATATCCATATGGATGAAATAAAAAATAAACAACAGTATGAAAGTTTGTTCGGTGCTAAGAATGAAATAAGGGTTGTTTGTAAAGGAGATTAGAATGCACGAATATCAGGCAAACTTGATAAAAATAGTTGATGGTGATACTTTAGACGCAGACATAGATTTAGGGTTCTCTGTGTGGGTAAGAAAACGCGTTCGGTTGGTAAATATTGACACATGGGAAAGCAGAACAAGAGACAAGGAAGAAAAGAAGCGTGGATTAGCTGCAAAAGCACGATTGAAGGAATTGATCAAAGAAAACAAAAATCAATTTATCTTGATTTCACATGGTCTTGGTAAGTTTGGTAGAGTGCTTGGAGAAATACTTTTAGATGACGATAGGAATGTAAATGATATTTTGATAGAAGAAGGCCACGCTTATGAATATCATGGCGGAAATAAAGAAGAAGCCAGAGCAAAAGCTCAAGCCATCTTATCTGAAAGAAACAAATATTAAAATGGAGTTAAATATATCTGAATACCATATTCGTAATGTAAGCCCCGATGAATATGGGATAAAAAGACCACACTACTCTGTATTATTATCTCACCTATCAACATACTTTAATGACTCTATAATTGTTGATTTAGGAACACGCGATGGAGACAGCGCAGTTGCTTTAGCTTATAATAAAACTAATCGTATATACACTTATGATATTTCTCATAGTGCAGATGCTGCAGAAAAATTTGACAACTTTGATAATATTAAGTATATTATAGGTAATTGTTTAGAGTCTAATTGGAACGGAATGACTTTGGATGATGATATACCGAGAAAGGTATATTTTTCAAGTATAGGTGATAAAACTGATATAAAGGGTAATCCCAAACAAGCTATAAGTGACAAGGAAATATTTTTATCAAGCAAACTTATATTTCTTGATGTTGACCCACACGATGGTTTACAAGAAAAAATAGTATCAGACTTTTTAATTGAGAACGATTGGAGAGGGGTAATGGTTTGCGATGATATTGGCACTGGCAGGGAAGTGGAAAACAGCCACCCAGATATGTTAGCATGGTGGAATAGTATTGATGTAAGAAAGTATAATATTGCAGATAGCATATACTCTGCCGGTACAGGCACTGGTATCATCTGTTTTGATAATCAAAAGGTTATAATTTAATGAAGACATTTCATATACTACAGTTAGCAGGGTATGGTGATACTTTATCAGCTATTACAAGATTACCTGCTTTAAAAGAAAAATATCCCGACTATAAAATTAAATTTTGGTTAGGTGGTTTTGGTAAGTCACCACAATTTTCTAAAGAGCAATTAGAGAGAGAAGGTTACGAAGCTGCTCTAATTAAAAATCTAACTTTTCATAATCAACTGGCATCTATGCGTGACTTCTTATTGAACAAGGTCGTAAAGCCAGATGATAAGTTTGAAGATTGGTCATTTTGTGAAGAGATATTTGATAATAAAAAACCTCACTTTGCACCTTACGATATGCAGTTTCCTTATGAGTATAAGACGGGTGAGCCATCATATCACGTAGAAGATATAGTTAAATGCGTTAAAGAAAAGAATGGCGTAGCTATTCACCCATTAACCAAAGATGGTAATGCAGAAGGTTTTGAAAGTGATGTAAACAATGGTAGGTTTTGGAAGAAAGAGTTTTGGCAAGAGATTTGTGAGCTATTGAATGAAAAAGGTTTAACGCCAACATTTGTTGGTATCAATGATGAGGATTGGGGATTAAGAGAATATTGTGATAGGCGACGGATAGACTATATTGATGCTATGGGTGTTGATATAGAAAACACTATTCATATACTTAAAAATGTGTCGGGATGTATTGCATGTAATTCATGGGATTGGGAAGTTACCAGTCGCCTTAATATTCCTACTGTTGTATTTTACACTAAGAATCATTTCTTTATTCAGAACCATACACCCCCAACTAATCACCCATTTTGGAATACTTGTTACATAGAAACAAATTGTGTTCAAACCAAAGTAGCCACAATACCTGCAGGTGATTCAAGTTTAGCCGGTAGAATAATGAAGGGGCAAGAAGAACCGTCTGAAATCTTTGATAAGTTTTTCTACTTATATGAAAACAACAAAAGACCAGATACAAAATATTCTGTTTGTATGATTACGTATAACGATGAAGAATGTGTAAGAGATACAATGGAAAATGTCACACCATATATAACAGATGATTTTGTAATTACGGATGGTGGGTCAATAGATAAAACGATAAGTATTATAGAGGAGTATAATGCTAATCTTATTCATAGAAAATGGGATGATAATTTTGAAATTCAAAAAAATAATTCACTGGATGCAGCAAATCAAGAATGGCGAATTTGGATTGATGCTGATGAAACCTATGAGCCGATATTTTGGAATCAACTATGTTGGTATATCAGAGATGCAAATAATCGTGGGGTTGATTGTATTAATGTACCACGTATTAACACAGTAGAAGGTATAACTCAAGAATTTGCTGATCAACAAGCTTGGAATTTAAGTTATTTTAATTGGGTTAATTATCCCGACTATCAACAAAGGGTTTTCAAATCCCACTGTAGGTTTGCTGGCAGAACCCATGAAAGAATTATCAATGTTAAAAAAGATGCAGCTATTGTTGGTGTTCATTGTAATCACCCAAAAACATTAGAGAGACAAAAAGCTGGTATTAAACGAGAACAAGATCAATATAAGATGACAGCTCAACAGGTTAAGAAAAATATAAACCTTGCTTTTAATAAAAAACTTGTTGTTCACTATCTTCATCATTTAGGTATTGGCGGAACAGCCAAGGTTGTGCAGATTTTATGTAAATACTTTAAGAAGATGGATAAGGATTTTCATCATGTGTTGGCATACAAGGCACACGGTGAGTTAGAAAGAGAACCATTCTTTGAGGAAATTCTTGGTAGAGAAAATCTAATACCATATGCATCAGTTCCAGAGTTTTACGAAGTTATTAAAGAGATAAAACCGTTTATAATGCATCGTCAAACATCTGGTCAACCAGAAATGCCGTTTGTTCCACCTATAGTTGAACAATGTAAACACGTAATATCTACCTCTATATTTGGTCACGTAGATGAAAGTATTAATCTAAGTAGAGCTATATATATCTCTAACAATATGCAACATTGTGCAGGTGTGTTTAATCATAATACAAGATTGATAGCCATTCCTGTAGAAGCCCCACTTACCAATGAAGACTTACGAGAAGAATTAGATATACCTCAAGACGCTTTTGTATTTGGTCGCTTAGGAAGAGATGATAATGATATTTATGACCCTATTAATCTTGTTTCGTTCGCACAGTTAGAAGATGATAGTTTATATTTTGTAGCTTTATCTCCGTCAGAAACTCTGAAAAGAAAAGCTGAAAGTTTAGGTATAACTAATATTCGTTATGTTGATAAGACCTTAGATGACGTTAGAATCAGCAAGTTCTACAACACACTAAATGTACTAGCTCATAGTAGGAAAGACGGTGAGTGTAACCCTGGCAACATTTGGGAGGGTTTCTCACACGGTAAGCCAGTCGTGAGTCATTATGGTATACCTTACAATGGTCATATACAAGAAATTGGTAACTGTGGTTTTGTTGTTAATAGAAAAGATAACTTTCATAATGTGTGGCAAGATTTAAACCCATCTAGTATTGTAGATATCTTAGAGTATTCACGTAGTATAGGTGTTGCTAATTTTACCTGTGAAGATAGCACTAATTCTATTAAGAACGACCAAGATGAGTATACGAGAATTATGAGGGCGTTTGCAGATGGAACAATAGATTACAATACAATGAGTAAGAATTGTGTTAGTAGATGGGAAAGACAAGCTAAGCCAGAAGTTATTACTCAACAACATTTAGATTTATATAAAGAACTATCATAATAAGTTTTGTTTAAAGGAGAAAATATGTTTGACCCAAAAGATGTGCATGTAATACTTATTGGATGCCAACGAACCCAAGACTATCGACACAACCTTGAGATTATGAGGTATAACTATCCAGACATAGGCACTAAGTTATGGGTTACCACAGTCTTTAATGGTGATCAAAATCACTGCCCATCTGGTATAGGAGAAAACACTTTTATATATCTGCCTGAAAATACAGGTTATGGATATGGAGCTTTAGATTCTTTTAATGCAGGTTTGGATTTTGCACGTTGTGGATATAGACCTTATGTAGCTATATTTAATTTTGATGTTTGGTTTCTGACACAAAATGGTTTTAGAACAGCTATGAATGATTTTATTGAAAGTGGTAAACAATTTGCAGCAGGTTATCACCAAACTCATCATTGGGCTATGACAGATTGTATGTTTTTCCGAAGAGAGTTTTTAGAAAAACTATTACCCATACAAGATAAGGTTTTGAATAGTCGTAAAGAGAATGGTTGGCTTAAGAATGAAATGAGTGGCACTCAGCTTGGATTTGAAAATATGGAAGAGTGGATGCTTTATTCTTTAAATCGTGCAGTAAGTGATGGTGAACCCCGTGCTATTGTAGATAATAAAACAAACGATGATCTTATGAATAATCTTGACCCTAAGATTATAGATGTTTGGTTTCAAATGGAAAGGGATGGTCACCCAAGATATAGATATACAGAAAAATATAAACTTATCCATGAACATGATGACGATGTTAAAAAGAAATTGTTAAAGGATAACAACGCCACCAAGGGGCATAACATCTGTAAATATTTAGGTGTGAAGATACCACATAAAGTTTTGAATGATGTTCGTCAACCAGATGGTTCAACAATGGCAATATAATGCTACGATCAATATCTTCACTATCATTACAGACATCTGATATATCAAGAAGAAAGCCAATTGTGATTCACCATCATAATCAGCTTACGATGGGTGGCACAGAAAAGATGAGTCAAATATTTTGTAGACACTTTGTAAAAGATAATACTTTTGAACATTATGTAGCTTATAAAAAAGGCGTAGAAAACACAAGAGAGCCTTACTTTAAAGAAATAGTAGGGTCGGAGAAAATGCTATGTTACGAGTCTCCTTCAGAGTTGTTAAACATCATAAAAGAAAAGAAGCCGTTTATATTGCACAGATATTCGGCTGGTATACCCGAATTTCCTTTCGTGAAAGAAATAAAAGAGCATACTCGCCATTTTGTTTCAACTGCCGTATTTGGTAATCAAGATAATACGATTGATATAAGTAAGGTTATTTATGTATCAAAACATATACAATGGTTAGCAGGTACTCAAGATACAAAGAA